TATAGTATACTGGAATGATCAGAAGAATAAGTGCCGTGTAGGTGCTATCTATAAAAGTAATGGTAATACTTGGTTTATTCCACGTGACTATTACATGTGGTTAAACTTCTTACCTATCTTTAATAAGGAGATTCAGAAGTTTGGTTTTGCTGATGTCAGAGATGCTCAATATCACTTAGCCCTATATGAATGTTTAGCAGAGTTAAACTATAGACATGCTGCTATCTTAAAGAAACGTCAGATTGCATCCTCATATTACCATGCTGGTAAGTTAATTAATCAGATATGGTTTGAAGAAGGGGTTACTCTCAAGATGGGCGCTAGTCTTAAAGACTATATTAATGAGAAAGGTACCTGGAAATTCTTAAATGAATATGAGGCTTTCTTAAATCAACACACTGCTTGGTACCGGCCAATGAACCCTAATAAGGTTATGATGTGGCAACAAAAGATTGAGACTACTACAGGTATTCAAAAACGTAAGTCTGAGATAGGTCTTAAAGGAGTTATGCAAGGAATGTCCTTTGAGAAGGATCCTACTAACGGGGTAGGGGGACCATGTAAGTACTTCTTTCATGAGGAAGCGGGTATTGCTCCTAAGATGGATACGACATTCGAGTATATCCGTCCCGCTATGAAATCAGGTTTTATGACTACAGGTATGTTCATTGCTGCAGGATCTGTCGGAGATTTATCTCAGTGTGAACCTCTTAAAAAGATGATCACTAGACCAGAAGGTAATGATATCTATGCAGTAGAATCTACACTACTTGATGAAACGGGAGCAAGAGGAATGACTGGATTATTTATTCCTGAGCAATGGTCCATGCCTCCCTTTATAGATCAATACGGTAACTCCAAAGTAGAAGAAGCGTTAACTGCTTTAGATGAACAGTTTGCACAATGGAAAACTGAGCTAGATCCGCAAGAATTTCAGCTTCGTATATCTCAGCATCCTAGAACCATTAAGGAAGCATTTGACTTTAGATCTGTATCTGTTTTTCCAGCGCATCTTATTACAGCTCAAACTCGACGTATTGAGGATAAAGAATATGCGGAGGAGCATTTAGATATTTATAGGAATGAAAAAGGTGATCCGGCTGTAACCTCTACTAATAAAATACCTATTAGAGAATTTCCTATTACCAAAAATACTGAGGATAAAACGGGATGTCTTGTAGTATGGGAAAGACCAGTAGAGACTCCAGAGTTCGGAATGTATTACGCGTCTGTCGATCCCGTGGGAGAAGGTAAGACTACTACATCAGAATCGTTATGTGCAATATATGTATATAAAACATCTGTTGAGGTAACTAAGAAAGACGTAGATGGAGTTCAAACTTTTATAGAAAACGATAAGATAGTAGCAGCTTGGTGTGGCCGCTTTGATGATATTAATAAAACGCACGAGAGACTAGAACTTATTATAGAATGGTATAACGCATGGACTATTGTGGAAAATAACATTCCGCAGTTTATTACCCATATGATTAACCGTAAAAAGCAAAAGTATCTGGTACCTAGACAGCAGATCCTATTCCTAAAAGATATAGGAGCTAATGCTAATGTTTTCCAAGAATACGGATGGCGTAACACGGGCACCTTGTTTAAAAGTCATATGATAAGTTATGCAATCGAGTTTGTTAGACAAGAACTTGATCAGATAACTTTAGAAGACGGTAAAGTTGTTAAAACTGTATTTGGTATTGAACGTATTCCGGACATTATGCTGCTTAAAGAAATGATGGCATACAGAGATGGGGTTAACGTCGATAGACTTGTATCGTTTGCAGCTTTAGTAGCTTTTGCCAAAGTACAACAAGCTAATAGGGGTTATAAAAAACGTTTTGAGGAAACAGCGGCATCAAAAAACTTGGATAACACCAATAAATTCAGTAAATTAAATATGAGCCCTTTTCGTCATATTGGCGGAGGAGGTCATAAATTTGAAGGTATGAAACTACCTAAAAATCCATTTAGAAACATAAGATAGTATGCAGATATATAATGCAATGCAGATTAAGGCTGGGGCCAAGGTCGAGTACAACAAAATGGGTACTCTTAACCAGCCTATTCAGTTTATTCCTAGAAGTGAGAAGGATACAGACTGGGCAGCTTGGAACTTAGACTGGTTAGAATGGAAGGGCTTACAACACGTACGTCGTAATGCGCGCCGTTTAATGAAGAACTATAAACTTGCAAAAGGTATTATAGATAAAGGCGATTATATTATAGAGGAGGATAATGAGTATGCGGATCTTATCGAAACGCTTACTAGAGAGGATGCATCAGCACTAGAACTTAAGTTCTATCCTATTATTCCAAACGTTATTAATACTCTCGTTGCAGAGTTTGCAAAACGTTCAAGCGCTATTACTTATAAGTCTGTTGATGAAACATCTTATAATGAGATGATGGAGCTTAAGAGAAGTCAGATTGAAGATTCTCTTACTAAAGCAGCAGAACAACAATTAATGATGAAGCTTGCTGAGGATGGCGTAGATGTTAATTCGGAAGAATATCAACAAGCTCTATCTCCAGAAAATGTTAAGTCTTTACCAGAGATCCAAGACTTTTTTACTAAGTCTTATAAGTCTTTAGTAGAACAATGGGCCTCGCATCAACATCAAGTAGACGTAGAACGTTTTAAATTAGATGAATTAGAGGAACGTGGTTTCCGCGATATGCTTATTACAGACCGGGAGTTCTGGCATTTCCGTATGATGGAGGATGACTATGATCTAGAATTATGGAATCCGGTACTTACTTTCTACCATAAATCTCCTGATGCACGTTATATATCTCAGGGACAATGGGTTGGTAAATACGATATGATGACGGTAGCTGACGTTATTGACCGCTACGGATGGTTAATGACAGAGAAGCAAATGGAAACATTAGAGCAAATCTATCCTGTGCGTTCGGCTGGTTACCCTATTCAAGGTTATCAAAACGATGGTACCTATTACGATGGTACTAAGTCTCACGATTGGAATACTAATATGCCTTCTTTGGGATATCGTCAGTATACTTCTATGTGGGATAATACCCTACGCGGGGGAGACATAGTTAACTGGATTCTTTCAGATAGCGAAGACTGGTTCGACATGGGTATGACTAACTTACTTCGTGTAACTACAGTTTACTGGAAGTCACAACGTAAGGTGGGGCATTTAACTAAGATTGACGATATGGGAGTTGTTACTACAGATCTCATAGACGAATCGTATAAGGTTACAGATAAACCTCTTTATAATACAGATCTATTTAAAAATAAGTCTAAGGATAACTTGTTATTTGGAGAACACATTGATTGGATCTGGATTAACGAAGTATGGGGAGGAGTAAAGATTGGACCAAACCATCCAACATACTGGGGAACTAATAACCCTGGTGGTATTAATCCTATTTACTTAGGTATCAATCAAAATCAGATTTCTCCAATAAAATTCCAATTTAAAGGAGACGATTCTCTATATGGTTGCAAGTTACCTGTAGAAGGTTCTGTATTCTCTGACCGTAATACGAGATCTACATCTCTTGTAGACTTAATGAAGCCGTTCCAGATTGGATACAATATTGTAAATAACCAGATTGCGGATATCCTTGTAGACGAATTAGGAACCGTTATCTTACTGGATCAGAATGCTTTACCTAGACATTCATTAGGAGAAGATTGGGGAAAGAACAACTTAGCCAAAGCATACGTGGCTATGAAGAACTTCCAAATGCTTCCGTTAGATACTACTATTTCTAATACAGAGAATCCATTAGCATTCCAGCACTATCAGAAGTTGGATCTAGAACAGACTAATCGTTTGATGTCTCGTATTCAGTTAGCTCAGTATTTTAAACAGCAGGCGTTTGAAGTAATTGGTATTACTCCACAACGACTTGGTCAACAAATAGGCCAGCAAACAGCTACAGGTATTGAGCAGTCTCTAAATGCATCTTATGCTCAGACTGAGACATACTTTATCCAGCACTGTGATTATTTGATGCCTCGCGTACATGCTATGCGTACAGACTTAGCGCAGTACTATAATTCTACTAAACCGTCTGTACGTTTACAATACATTACTTCGGCAGATGAAAGAAAGAATTTCGAGATTAATGGTACTGACCTTCTTCTTAGAGACCTTAATATTTTTTGTACTACTAAAGCTAATCATCGTTCCGTTTTGGAGCAGCTTAAACAAATGGCTGTTTCTAATAACACTTCTGGTGCTTCCATTTATGATCTGGGTAATATACTCATGGCTGATTCGATTCCTGATGTTACGCAAATACTTAAGAAGACTGAAGCGAAGGCTCAGCAACAACGTCAAGAGGAGATGCAGCAACAACAGCAGATGCAGGAACAAATGATCCAGGCTAAAGCTGAAGAGACTCGTCAGAAGATGGAGTTTGAAGCTGCTGAAAACGAGAAGGACAGACAGAACAGAATCTATGAGGCTAAGATTAAATCTGCCGGCTTTGGTGCTGCGGTAGATATTAATCAGAACCAACAAAGTGATTATCAAGATGCCCTTAAAGAAATCAATCGTACTGAGGCTCAGAATGAAAACATCAATCTTCAAAGAGAAAAAGAAGTATCAAGAATGGTTGAGCACAGGGATAAAATGGGTATAGAACAAGAAAAAATTAATACACAACTAAAGATTGCGCAGACTCAGTTGGACATAGCTAGAGAAAATAAGAACAAATTTGACAAGAAGTCAAATGAAAAGAGTAAGAAAAAGTAAAGTTTTGCTATAAAGTCAACTATATTTTTTTTGACGACTTAATTTTTAAAGTTTAAACTATAGATTTGCGTATATTAATATTGTAGAGAATTAAAAAACCAACCATATGTCTACACAAAATGCAGAAACTACCTCTATTGAACAAGTAGAGATGAACCTAGACGAAATTCTAGGGACACCGGGAGCAGAAAACGTTATGCTTCCAGAGGAGGAAAAAAAGCCGAACATGTTTAGTTCAGCTAAAGTAGACCTCAGTTTTATTGACAAGGCCGACGATGAAGACGAAGGCGACGAAAAAGAAACTGCATCTATAGATGATGTAATTAGCGAAGTTGATCCTGATGGCGACTTTAGAAAGAAAGACGAAGAAGCTGATGATAAGCCAAAGGGCGGAAGACCTAAGGTTGACAAAAGCGGAATGGCTGAGCTAGTTAATAAACTTATAGAAGCAGGTAAGTTAGTTCCGTTTGAGGACGAGAAACCTATGGAGGAATATACTCTTAAGGATTACGAAGAACTTATTGAAGCAAACTTTGCTGAGATTGAGAATAAAGTAAGACAAGAGACTCCTGTAGAATTTTTCGAATCTCTTCCAGAAGAACTTCAGTACGCTGCTAAATATGTAGCTGATGGAGGTCAAGATCTAAAAGGATTATTTAAAGTCCTTGCACAAGCTGAAGAAGTTCGTGAATTAGATCCAAGATCTGAAAGAGACCAAGAACAAATTGTACGTGAATACTTACGTGCAACTAACTTTGGTAACGCTGAAGAGATTGAAGAAGAGATCGATGGTTGGAGAGACCGTGGAGACTTGGAAGCAAAAGCTAATAAGTTTAAACCGAAGTAAGATAAAATGCAGGAGCATGTTGTAGCTCAAAGACTTGCTAAACAAGAGCAAATGAAAAGACAACAACAAGCGGCTTCTGAAGCTTATATGCAAAATGTATATAATACAGTTGCAGCAGCTGACCTTAACGGAATTAAGTTAGATAAACGTTCACAGAACTTGATTTATACCGGATTAGTACAACCTAATTATCCGTCTATCTCAGGTAAGCAAACTAATCTATTAGGACACCTATTAGAAAAGTACCAGTACGTTGAACCTAACTACCCCCTAATTGCTGAAGCACTTTGGTTATTAGCTGATCCAGATGGATACCGTTCTAAAGTAAAAGAACAAGGTAAAGCTGCACAAGTCGAGAAGACTGTACGTCAGCTTAAGACGGAACAAGCTAAAATGGCTACAAGTACTCCAGTAGTTGAAAAAGAAGAAACAACTCAAAGAAGAATACCTAGAAATGGGAACTTCTTTAAGCGATAAATAAATTAACCCTTAAATAAATAAATAAAAATGCCAACTCCAGTTTTAAACAATGGTATATTTCTACGAGATACCAACTACGCTGCTAGTTCACACGTAGATTCTTACCACCTGGTAAACATGCTTAAGAATGCTGAGCCTATGGATTTAGGACCAGTAGATCTTTGGGCAATGGCACAAAAGGTAGAGATGCCTTTGTACCAAATGTCTAGCTTCGGTGGAAAGAACGTAATTAATGTTGATAATGCTCGCGGAGAGTACAAATGGCAAACGCCGGTTGTATTAGATCTTCCTTACATTGTTGACGATGTTGAATTAAATGGAGCTACCGCAGTAGGTGCTGACGGTTCTACATTTAGAGTAAAATTATCTCGCCGCGAGTTCGGTCATGGTGATATCATCACTTATGACAAGTACAACGGAGCTGAGATGTACATCACTGCTGATGATATCTATCCAGTAGGTGATGGATTCGTGTACACTGTACAGTTAGTAAACAACGACAATGCTTTCGCGTTATCAAGTGCTTACCTAGCTCCAGGTACTAAAATCTTCCGTAAAGGTTCTGCTCGTGGAGAGTACGGAGAGCGTTTCTCTGATATCACTACACAAGCTGGTTTCCGTGAATTTTACAACTTCGTAGGTGGAGCTGAAGCTCACGTACACTATTCTGTATCTTCTCGTGCTGATCTTATGATCAAAGGAGGAATGAATGCAGACGGTACTGTACCTGTAGTAGAGATCTGGCGTAACTTCGACAAGAGCGTTGACCCATCTATTGCTAACCTTGATAACATGGTTTCTCGTATGGGTAAAGACTACGTTAAGCGCGCTATGT